CTACCTGTAACTTCTTGCTATCGTAGTAACTATCCAACCATCCAGCCAATGGATTTGTCTTGGCTGTAGGATATAGTTTCTTGTATCCCATACTAGATAAACGATTGTTGGCCAACCATTCAACATAGTGTTTGAGACTTTCGCTGGTCAAACCTACTAGATTACCTTTACTGAATAGATAATCAGCCCAGTCTTTTTCTGCATTAACTGCCATTTCATAAGCAGCATAGATCTTGTCTTCGTTCTTCTTAACAATATCTTGGAAGCCTTCTTCTGGGTTATTAATCCAGTTCTTCATAATGTTCTGAGTAATAGCTACGTGTAGATTTTCATCTCTACTGATAAACTTAATAATCTTACTATTACCCTCCATCTTTCCACGATATCCAAAGTAGAAACTACAAGCAAATGATACATAGAAGATCAACCCTTCAGTAATTTGAGTTGCTAGTACCGCATCAAACAATTGTTGTTTAACATCATTTGATGGTGCCAATAGTTCGTCATACTTCTTACTAATAGCCTTAGCACGTTTCACGATTTCTTCGTCTTCTAAGACACTATCAAAGAACTTGGTAGCATCTGGGTAAACATTGTTTAGAATGTATGTATAACTGTTACTGTGAATAGTTTCAAAGAAACTCCACGAATTCATACAAATTTCCAATTCACTATTTGTAACGTGCTTCATTAATTCGTGAATACTACGACTCAACATACTATCAGTCATAGTTTGAAACTTGAGATTGCTATCAAAAACAAATCGTTCTTCTGGTGAAAGATTCTTGTAGTCACTAATGTCCTTCACCAATGATACTTCTTGGGGTCTCCAAAAGAAGTTTAGTTGTTGATCATACAACTCGTAAAACTTAGGATACTTGATCTGATCATATCGTTGTAGCGATAAATCTTCTCCCAAGAACATTGGATTACGTAACTGATCTATGTTTTTCTTATTTAATACTGTCTTCATATATCCTCCTATTATAGAGCACAAGCGCCACTGGCACAACCAGATTCTTCTTGTACTTTTGTTTTCGCCTCAACAGATTTTGTTTCCATAGCGGTCTGTTTGTCGCCGTCATCGGTATTAGCATAATATAGATTCTTCAATCCATACTTGTATGCCAACAAGATGTCTTTAATAACAACTTCAACTGGCACCTTATTCTTCTCGTAACGTGATGGAATATAGTACGTATTTGTACTGATACTCATATCTGTAAACTTTTGGATAGCAGCTGCTACCTTTAGGTAACCTTCATTACTTGGCATATCAAAAGCAAAAGTATAATTGTCTTTGTACTTATCAATATTAGGAACTACCACAGGCAAAATGTTACTCTTGCTTCCCTTGAAGCTAATAGCACTACGCGGTGGTTCAATGCCATTGGTGCTGCTCTGAATTACACTACTAGATTCAACAGGCATACAAGCTGTAAGTGTACTGTGTCTCATACCGTACTTCTTGATTTCTTCACGAAGTGTTTCCCAATCACAATGTAGTGGTTCTGTAATAAATTCATCTACATCTCGCTTATAAGTATCGATTGGCAAAATACCTTGACTGAACTTGGTACGATCAAACTTTTCACATTTACCCAATTCTTTTGCCATTTCAACACTAGCCTTGATTAGATAGTAACTGGTCTTTTCCATCCACTTAGAAACAAAGTTAGGAGCGTTAACATCCCAGTACTTCAATTCTTCTTTAGCCAATAGAGCAGCCAAGTTACTTACGCCTACACCAAGACTACGACGTTTAGTAGCAAAATTCTTTGCTGCTGGTACAAAATATTCTTGATGATCAATCAAAGCATCCAACATTCTGACAATGATATCACAAACACTTTCCATTTCATTATCATCCTTGATTTCCAACCAATTTAGTGCTGCTAAGACACAAACACCAATTTCACCATCTGGATCATTTACATCATAAATTGGAATTAGTGGATGGTTAACTTCAAGACATAGATTGCTTGTATCTACTTGATCCAACCAACTACCGTGTTCATTTGCGTGATCAACGAACATTGTATAAATACGTCCAGTTTCAAGACGTTCTTTAGCCAATAGACCCATCAATTCACGAGCGGGTACTTTCTTCTTGAACTTAATGTTTTTGTTGGCTTCAGCCTTTTCGTACTTCTCTTTGAATCCTTCCATACCAAAAGTATTCCACAGTGAAGGACATTCGTGATAACTAAATAGTGTTACGTCTTGATTCTTCAAAAAACGTTCAAAGATTAACTTATCCAATCCCACACAATAGTCCAACTTGCGTACTCGGTTATCATCAGTACCTTGATTGTTCTTCAATACAAGAATATCTAGAATATCATAATGGAACCAGGCAAAGTTAACAGTTGCACTACCACCACGAATACCATTTTGGTGACAACTTTTTACAGTAGATTCAAATGCTTTAGCAAATGGAATTGGTCCTGTATGTACAACTTCACCATTACGAATAGGAGCGTTAGTAGCACGTAGTCTGGATAGATTCAATCCAATACCATAACGACTAGCTGTAGCAAATCCCACAGCACTATTGTTACTGAAAATACTACGAAGATCATCGTCTACAGTAAATAGTGAACAACTAGCATAACTCTTCATTGGAGTTCTTACACCCGCCATAATAGGGGTTGGTAGATTAATCTTATGCTTACTAAAGTAGTTGTAAGCCTTCTTGATATAATCAAGACGATTTTCTTTATAACCTTTAAAGAATGTCATTGCGATAAGCATATAAGCAAACTGTGGGGTTTCATAAATCTGTTTGGTTACACGATTTTGAACCATATACTTATCACACAACTGTTTAATACCAGCATATGTGAAATTAAAATCACGGTCATGACGTAAAAATTCATCTAGCTTATCAAACTCTTGTTTGGTGTACCAATTTAAAATTTCTTCATCATATACCAAAGCATCAATATTTGCTTTGACGATATCATATAGTTTAGGAGGATTCTTACCACCCCAAACATTCTTACGTAACTGGTAATTCAATAAACGTGAAGCTACATATTGATAATTGGGCTTATCTTCAGAAATTAGATTTGCAGAAGCTTCAATCAACATTGCATGAATGTCTTTGGATGTCATACCATCGAAAAACGATAGATGCGCATTCATTGCAACTTCTTCAAAACTAACACTTTTTATGTCTTCGGTAGCCCATTGCAAAATCTTATTGATTTTATCTGCATTGAATTTCTCGACGTTACCATTTCTTTTCTTTATAAAAATTTCTTTATTCATATGGGTAAAAAATAACTATCTTTTGGATAGTCTATTGTGTGTTTAGATTATAACTTTTTAATAATTTTTTTATACGTTTTTTGTGCGTTACATACTATAAATTATTCTTCGTCATCGCTGTTATGTACATTCCACTTGGACTTTAGTGCTTTTTTAACTTGATTTTCTCCATCCATCATTTCATTTAGAATACTCATACCCTCACGGCTATTTTCTCCATAAATTTCAATGTGACCACAACCAGCGTTCATCTTACTTGGGAATGTCAAACCATCTGGTCCGAAACGATTCTTAATTACGTGGAATCGTGCTGTATTTGCCTGTTTATCGTTAACTTTACGACTGAGTGACATAACGAAGTCAGCAGTCATAATCTTACGATAACTATCAGCAATGTTATTAGCCTGAATGATATCTTCATCCATAGCAGCACGATTGCTCTGTGAAGCACTCCAAATAGGAACTTGTAGTTCACCAGCTACACCACGTAGTTCTTCATAAATACCACCAGCTTCACTATAACTGTTACTATTACGTTCACTCTGAGAAGGACGTAGAATATCAGCGTAGTCAACGATAATCATATCTACCTTTGTACCAAGTACAGCCAATCGTTCACAATGTGCTTTTAAACTATAAGCACTAACTGTCTTGATTGGGAAGTATTTGATCTTCAACTTGCCTGGTACATCAGCAATCTTCTGTTTTACGATATCAACGTTGTTACGAATGTTTTGGAAATCAATTCCAGTAAAACAAGCATCATAACGAAGACCCACATAGTTTTCATTCAACTCTAGAGTAAAATGAACTACATTCTTACCCTGCTTCATTGCTTCGGCACCCAACTTGGATAGTACCCAACTCTTACCACTACCAGCACAAGCTGTAATAATACCAAGTTCGCCGGCCGCCAATCCACCATCCATAATGGTATCAATTTCAGTCCAATTGGTCTTGACACAATTGCGACTCATTACACTCATACGTTTTTCAACGTCTTCAGAGTAATCGTGACCGATATTACGTTCCATACCAGCTTTCATTGCGTGGTCAACTACGTTTTTAATCTTTTCGTATTGACCAAGTGCCAATAGATCAGCACTTTCAATAATAGCGTTCTTTAGCTTTTGATTCTTACAGAATTCCAAAAACTGTTCTTTGACAAATTTCAAATCACTATCACTAACCTTTTGATATACCAATTTGAGATTGTCTACTATGCTTCGTTTTAGAAGTTCATCATTGATCTCATCCAATTTAATTTTGAATACTGTTAATGTTGGAAGATCTTTATACTCATTGAAATATTTAATACTTTCTTTTACTACCCACTTATTTGCATCACTTTCAAAGAAGTCTACTTCAATAATATCGTGAATTCGTTCAATAAATGAACGATCAGATATCAAGCACGAAATACACTTGATTTGGAAGTCACGGCCATATTTTGTTAATGAATCAATTGCTTTTTTGTTTTCCATAAGATAACTCTACTATACCACTGTTTTTTACCAACCACAACGTTTAAATAACGTTTATTTTTTATTCGATGAAACTGTTTAGTTTGCCAAAACACTCATTCAACCAAATGTGATAATTTGGGATATTATTCCACATTTTGTCTTCTGTAATCAACTTCGTAAAAGTCATTTTATCTATTTTACGAATAGGAGTCTTTATTATTTCTTCTATACGTAATTGTGTAAATGACTGAACCTGCGTATCACTCAATTGCATCAGAGAGTGATTTCTTTCTAGTAACAACTTATTATCCAATACAGTATCGTATATTTTATATTTACCTCTGTTGTTTTCAGAGTAATTATAAATTTCTTGTAATCCATATTGTTGACCGTCTGATAAAAATGGAAATGCTTTTACTACACGTTTTAAACCCACACCATCTAGTCCAGGTATGTTGTCGCTAACGTCACCTTCCATAACTCTGTATAAAACAAAGTTATTGCAAGTAATTCCATATTCATCCACTATTTCTTTACAACCAAAAATTTTCTTTTTTACAGGACTCCAGATTTTAATCTTGTCACTTGCTAGTTGAAGAAAATCTTTATCAGTAGACATAATTGTTACATTACTGTCCTTAAAAGTTTCTTTAGCTAAATAAGCAATTGTGTCGTCCGCTTCTATTTGATCAATTGCCATAACTGTTACAGGCAACGTGTCCAAATAATTTACAGTACGAATCAATTCTTTTTTGAAGTTAACAGATTCAATCTGTGATGAAGATAATTCTTCGTAATTACGGTTGAGACGAATATCAGTCTTTCTGCCGTTTTTGTAACCTGGATATATCTTTCTGCGTTTCTGACTACCACCTTTACCATCAAATACAATAATAACTCGGGTAGGAGAAAGTAATTTAATTGCATATCCAATGCTCTTCAAGAAACCAGCAATACCCCCAGTGTGTAACCCATCTTCATTGAGTGAAGGAATGGCCATAAAACTACGAATGTAAGTATTCACTACAATCCGTCAACCAAAAGGACATCACTATTAAGTGATTTTTTAAGTCCTCCGGTGACGGAATCGCTTTCTATATTTTGAAATAAAGAAAATAACTTCTTCATTTCTTTGTTGTCAAAGTTGCTCATTTAATAGTTTTTTAATGTATATATTTTTGTCTTTACATTGTTCCCAATCGTGTTGCCATATAACTTTTATTATATACCCATTCGATTCAGCAATCAACATTTTATTTTTATCTTTTTCCCATATTTTAATAACTTCATCGGACGATGTAAAAAATCTAGGATCTCTGTGCCAATAAGTACCATTAAATTCTATTAATAAATTTTTTTCTTTTACAAACACATCGTATGGCTTCCCCCCAACAACATATTCATCTTGAATTGAATATCCTTGTTCTTTTAACAATCTAATTACTTCCTGCTGTCCTTTAGATTTAAAAATTGGTTTGTGAATTCCACTTTTCCACTGATTTTTAGTAATTAACGATAATTTGTGTTTTGTTTCAGTAGTATGTCTAAAATTAGATCGTTTGGTTTTCTTTGGTTTTCTTAATTTTAACTTATGTTCTTCTGTTAATGGCTTTCCAAGTTGAGATTGAGACATTTTTTGTTTAGTGTCTTCACTGGGTTTATACCAGTCTCTACTCTTTACTCGTTTTATTTTACTCTCCATTGTTTGGCACTTTGGTAAACAATGTTTAATCATTAAATCCCTACATCTAGATTTAGCGGACTGATTATTTTTATAATATTTTTTAATACCGACAGACATTTTTTGTCTTCTTTCTGAAGAAATAAAATAACTATCTTTGTTTCTTTTTTGATGAGCAGCTTTAGACGTTCTAACAGCACTTATTTTTTTCAAATAAGTTTCACCATATTTATTATATAAATATTTTTTTATTTTTTCCCCAGTTTTGCTACCAATTTTATTCAGTTTAAATAAAGAAGTAAATCCACATATTGATTCATCTTTTATAAAGATTTGATATAATCGTTCAGATCGGTCTTCAAAAAAGAGTTTTTCCGCATTGTTATCCATACTAATAAATAGTAGGCAATGCGGAAAAACATCCTATCAACGTATTATTCTTCGTTGCCTGCAGTTTCTTCGTGTGTATCCACAACAGCATCCTCAATAATTTGACTATTGGGATCTTTGTATTTCATAATTACAGCGTCACAAATCTTCAGGTAAATTTCTTCACCCAATTGTTTGTCACTCTGCATTACACTTACAAAGTCTTTGGATTGGAACTTCCATTCGTTTCCATCGTTCTTTTTATAAGTATAATAAGCACCACCCTGTTTAATTAGATTTTGTTCTTTTAGAACTTTAATCCAACTGCCATAGTCAGCAATTCCACTATCAAAATAGATATCAAAATTGGCCTGACGTTGAGGTGGTCCCATACGATTCTTGATAACAACTGCCTTACACTCGTTTCCGATGACTTCTTCACCCTTCTTGAGTTTACCGGCATTATTCAAACGAACACGTACACTACAATGATATGCTAAAGCCTTACCACCACTTACTACGTACTTATCACCAAATGCCATAGCATTTAAATTCTGACGTAGTTGATTAGTAAATACAGTCAATACTTTCTGTTTACCAATCATAGTAGTAATCTTACGCATTGCCTTACTGATAATAATAGATTTACCCGTTGCAAATCCATCCTTACCGTGATCACTTTCCAATTCAACTTTAGTAGATGCTGCTGCTACAGAATCTACAATGATTGTAAGAATACGATCTTTGTTGCTCTTACGAACAATCGCGATCATCTTCTCCATCTGAGCAAAAATATCTTCAACGGTTTCACATTGAACATATAGTAGCTTAGACAAATCTACACCAAGACTCTTCCAGAACTCAGGCGCAGCTGCGTTTTCAGTATCAATTACTACAGCGACTCCACCCTTCTTCTGTGTATCTGCGACAACGTGTGCCGACAATAGACTCTTACCAGTACCTTCAAGTCCGTTGAATTCAACCATCTTACCAACTGGTAGACCGCCGTGTGGACGATTACTAATTGCAAGATCCAAAATAGAAGAGCCAGTACTAATCCAATCAGTAATTTCTGAAGGATTATCTTGTTCATCTAGGAAATGTGCAATTTTACCACCATCTTTATTTGCTTTGTTAAGCTCATTCGCCAACATTTCGATTAATTCGTCACGTTGACCCGATGTATCTTTTGTAACACTTTTCTTTGCCATAACGTATATAACTAGAAAGCCGGTGGGGTATAAAAACTCCACCGGCTTATTTTTATTTTTTAGGAGTTAAACAAGTCATCAAATGCTTGTTCTACACTGTCTTTACCCTTTGCTTTGGCAGCAGTTGGTGAAGCTGGTGCCTTAGCTGTAGCAGTTGCGGTTACTGCTGGTGATGTTGAAAACGGAGCTTCATCATCATCTCCACTAGGAGTAGGTTCAGCTGCAACTTCGGTTGCGGCTGATTCTGGATTCAACCACTTATCCATAACTTCCTTCAAGTCATCATAGGATAGTTCTTCAAACAAATCCAAGATGTTTACTTGTGCCTTTAGAGCATCCAAGAGTTGGGTATTCTTTGGATCTACGGCGACACTTACGTTTGGTTTAACACGAATGCTGGTTTCTGGGAAACTAGCTCCGCCTTCAGCTGTCTTGAATTCTACAACGATATCACGACCATTGGTTAGATCGGTAATATCACCGAAATCAGGATCACTGATGATTGAAAGAAGTTCTTGATAAACTTGCTTTCCAAATCCCCAGAACTTGACACCTTCTCCTTCTTCACCACGAACAATGACTGGTACGAAAGTACGCATCTTTGGTTCCATCTTACGACCCATCTGCCAATCTTCCTTTGAACCAGTCTTCTTCAGACGGTTAGCAAATTCAACGATTGGATCTGGCCGACCAAAACTATCAGGAGATAGATAAGTCTTGTTATTGATATTGTAATGAAACTTTAGTTCGATAAACGGATTCTCAGGTACGTACTTATATGGTACGATACGAACTACTTGTTTACCTGGCTTTGGTTTCCAAATCAAGTTGGATTTTTGATTTGTGTTTGAAAGGGAGTTCAAACGACTCTTTAGTTTACTTAGATCTAATGCCATAATTATTTAATGTTTAATTGTTAATTAGTTAATTACTTCAACGGATCACTCGACCCGTCATATAACCAACCTAAAATCAGTCTACACTATGTATAGATTGAAATCAAGTCTAAAATATATATCAAATTTCTTGGATAGAAAACAATTTTAATGGAACTATTTTTACACCAATTTCGTTGGTTAGTATAATACTGTTTTTATATAGTTCCCAATTTAATTGGAAGTTCTTATCAAATACACCATTGTTTTCGTCAGCAATCAACTTATTCATTGCGTTGAGTGTATATAGTGTATTTGTTTGTTTCTTACGATGAATACTTATAGTGCCTTTGTAACGATTATTACGTTCGGTTTTTTCCACATTAAACGTTAAGTACAATTCCCGAAGATTATTCTCATTTGCAAATATAAAAATCTTATTATCGATCAATGTATATTGTTGAGTTATCTCTTTAATCGTTTCAGTATAATTTATACTATTTGCAAATGTGCAAAGTAGTTGTTTTTGGGTTATCATATTTTATCAACGACTTCTTTTCCTTCTACACTAAACGTAAACGAACTACCACTACTACTATCTAAACTAAAAACAGAATATGTTGGTGTAGCAATATCATCTTTCATAACAATTCCAGCGAATAAATAAAGAGTTACCGTTAAATATCCTTCGTCAACCACCATATTGATTCGGATCTTACCCAATTTTACATCTTCGAACTCTTTTGGAATTTCTAATTTAAAATTACCTTTATATCTCAACCTTTCAATCTTTTTACCAGTGTATTTGATTAGAGGTAAACTAACGTTTTTGCCAAATACAGCTTCGGTTGAAAGAAGACTAGATAATTTTATAAATTCTTCACGTATTAAATTAGGATCTGATGTATTTACATCTTTTAATACATTGTTTAAGATTAAATCTATATACTTAAGTGACAAAACATTAGCTCTGTATTTAAAAATGGGTCTGAGTGTATATCGTTCTAAACAATCTCCAATTTTAAAATCTCCGTCAATTTGATTTATTACATATATTAGATTTTTTTTCAAATTTTCAATTTGTTGCAATTGTACCGTTTTTATTTCAATTGGAAAAAATTCAATTAGAAATTTATTGTTTGATAATTCGGAAATTTTGTTAATAAGAGTTATGTCCTCTGTACTTGATTTCAAAATGTTTTTAAATAAATTCAAATTTTTATTAATGGTCTCCGTATATTCTGTATGTTTATTATCACATTTCTTACTAGATTTTTCTGAAATAGTACCTATTTCTCTTTCAAGTTGACGCTCTAAATTTTCTAGATTTTTTAATTCCGAAGATTGTAAAATTTTTACATCCGTATTTAATTTTTTGAAAAAAAAGTTATTTATTTTTGTAGTAAATGGATTTATTGCTTTTATGAATGATTGAAAATAATTTTTAGCAATATCTGGTATACTTTTAATTTTATCTATAGCATATTTTATGCTACTTGATATTTTATCAATTATTCCTTCACTAAGTGGCACTGGTTCATCCGATGGAGTAGGTGCCAAAGATTGACCAACGTATTGTGCCAATTGAGTTAAAACTCTTCCCAATTTTCCACCACCTGCTTTTAAACTAATTAAAGCAAATTTAATATTTTTATCTTTTATTTTAGCCATCGAATCGACATCTTGTTCATCAATATTGCCATCTTTTAAAGCGTTTAATACATCTGCCTTTGTGCCACCATAAATCAAAACAATGTCTGCGGTATTTGATTTTGTTTCTTGTTCACCTTTTAAAAATTTTCTGTTATAATCATCGGCTGCTTTATAAAAACTATCTATTGATTTATGAATAAAATCAGTAGGCGTTCCTAATTCCGCTAAAGAAACTCCGTCAAATCCACCAATTTGTTTTAAATCTTTATCGACTAAATCGTATAATTTAAGATTTTCTATACGACTGGTTTCGTTTGGTATATTCTCTAATTTTTCTCTTAAATTGCCCCAAGCAGATAAAAATCCAATCGCAAAATCGTTGTAATCTTGTCCGGTTTTAGCATTTTTAAAATCAGTAATTCCGTAAGCAAACAAAATAGGTATAGTTTCAAATAATTTAGTCCGTGTATTATTATCTGCATTTTTTAAGAACTCCAACTTAACCAAAAGTTCTTTGTTTATAATGTCTTTTATTTTTTTTGATTTATCAATATATTTAGCAGGCGCAATTGCATCAGCTACAATTACGTTTTTAGAAATAGTTTCATCGTATATCTGTTCACCTATTAAATCTCCATTAGTATCAAACCATTTGAATCCTTTGTTGTAAAATCCATAACTTTTAGCTTCATCTACACTATAATTAACAAGTGGCGTTTGACCTGTTAATATAGCTTCCACTCCCCAAGCATCTTGCTTTTTCTCAGCTGGTGTTCTTTTGTCTACACCACTATCACCTTCGATATCTTTATCTAATGTTTGATCTAACGTGGCAGGTTGTTTCTTAGATGGTTCTGAATCTGTTTGTGTATCGACTCCTTGTTCACCATCAGCTTTAAAAATATTAGCTTGAGCCTTTTTGGGATTTTCAGCGAAGTGAGTGCCTTTATTAACAGCTCTATCTCTGTATTGTTTATTAGGAAATGTTACAAGTATACCATCTTTATTATATGCTTGTCGATCTGGAAATCTACCCGCTTCAAATAACCTAGCGGTCTTTTCTACTATCTCATCGATATTATATCCAGCTTTCTCTAGATATTCCTGCAATATAAAAACGTGATCTTCGTTCTTAAGATCCAATACACCGTTCTTAATACGATTGTCACAACAAATTTCGTTTACTAATGATTTAAAGTTCATCTATTATAAATATAGATATAAATATATTTACAATTGGACTAATTTCAAATCATTATAATTATTTCCCGTGTAAGTCTTTACCTTAAATCGCTTGTTTTTAAAGATCTCAATCAAATCAGTAATATCTTGTCTATCCACATCATTGTGAATATCAAACACTATCGAATCATATACATACAGAATAGGTACGATCTTTTTGTTACTAACAAACTTAATACACTTACTTAAGCTGTCAATTCCATATTCAGTTTCAGCAGCTTGAATAATATAAGCAAACAACTTGTTTTTGTTGGCATCAACTATATGTTTATTTGTTATCTTTCGTTTATATATCGGAGTTGTTATATACCCATTCTTCTCAAACTTTTTCCAATATTTATCCTTTAACTGTTCAACTTTGTGAAAATAAGGAATATCACAATATTGATTGGAAATCTGACCATATAGATTTACCATCGTTAATTTCTTTGATTTGCCAATATCATCAGCTGTTACATTGACAATGTTAAAGTAATATTTAGCTAAATGTTCATATATTGTTTCTTCTTCGGGTACTTTGTACTCCACAAGATTTGCTACAATGTAAGGATGGAATCCTGTAAAATCAATCATCATCAAATGACCGTCTTGTCCATATCGTGAAACAAAACTAGCTCTCGACCCATCATCTTTTTTAAGAGCTACATAATTGATGGTATCATATGAATTACTTGGTCTTCCCGTTGGATTGTATATGTTGTAGTTGGTATATACAAATTTATTATAAGTTTTGCTCTTGAAATATTTTGAAAAAACATCAACGTCTACTTTGATTCCGTTCTTTTCTACTTCAAACAATGTATCAGATATAACATTGTTAAAAAATTTAAAACAATAACTCTCAGTTTCCTTTGAATCCAAGTGTTTGATTTGTTCTACCTCTTTATCAAAGATCTGTTGATGTATAACATATGGTAATATCAAATTAAAGTTATTGATATTGTAGTAACTATGCTGTAGAAAATTTCTGCTAAGGTTTTCCACTTCATCCAATGTTTCATTGTTGTCTATAAACCCAAATAGATTAACATCAATTAATTTACAGTTTAACCAATACTTATATGTCTTTTTATTGTTAACGTATACCGTAATATCTTTTGATTCGATATCTAGTTTAAATTGATCAAACGAACAATCCACAGGCAAATCACCGTGGGAAAAATTTAAGTAATGTTTCTTACCATCTTTAAAATCATAAATAAAAGCTGCAATAATATCATTACAAGCATTATGATAATTATTGTGCTTTGTTACTAATTTTAGATAGATTTTAGACGAATACTCCACATCTTTAGTGTATACTGTTTACACCAAATGTCAATTGATTTATTTGTAGAACTGAGTAAGATTGGTTAGAACTTCGTTGGTTCCGTTAATCACTGTATTTATTTGTTCCACTTGCTTCTTGTTGTACTCAATTACTCCTTGTTCCAGTAGCATCTTACCATCATACTTACTGTTTAACGGACCTGTTATTTTCCATTTCAATTTGGCTTTTCTGAAAAAGTTTGAGTCTATTTTGTTGTAAACGTCGCCTGATACTTCTGTTATTTCCGAGTAGTTGATCTTGGAAACTAGATATCTTTCTATATAACCCACCTTGTAATCTTTTTCTTGTGGTTTTGGCAAAAACGTATTTGGTAAATTAATGTTAAAATTACCCAGATTTAATTTTGTTTTGGTTGCAACATCAACATCTTTTATAATCATACAGGTATTAGTTCAATGTTTTGATCTGCTACACATCTTGCCAAACATCCAACAACAGTTTCCCATTTGCCATTGCCAGCTGTAACATAATGTGTAACATCTGTTATCATAAATATCACGTTCTCAGGAATATAAGGTTTTGGAAAATTTGAAATGCCAAAGTGTTGAAACATTCTAAATCCAAATATACCATCAAATGTTACTGTCAACGAAAAGTTAGGAGAGATTCCACTATATAAAGATAAATTGTTTTCTATATCTTGATCGTCTATTATTTGTCCCAACTTGTCTTTTAAATCGGTAGATAAATTCAACTGCTTGTAATTCTTAGCGGCATCATTTGGGTTTTCACCATCTACAATATAAGCACTTGTTAATGTTAATACCTTGTCTATTGTTCCGTGCGTTTGTATTGCAGATATTAATGGGTTTTGGTCTACTGTAATTTCTTCTTGCGAAGGCACTGTATTACTTTCACCAGTGCCTGTTTCTTCTTCATTGAAAACATCCAATCTATCTATAAAACTGGTAGCAGGCACACTTGAATTCTTAGCACTCATCGATGTGTCAGAAGAATCTGGTTTGTTGATGCCCGCTTGAAATAATGTCAACGTAGCTTGTTCGCTCGTCAAAGAAGTATCTAAACTAATGTTTTTTATACAGGAATCAGTGCCACCAGCATCAAAGACATATACTTTTTTTAGACTAGGCGATTTGTCACCTAAATCAATATAATTGTTATCCAATATAGATAATCCGCCCAAATCATCTTGTGATATTTGGAATTTCCAAAATCCATTAGAAGCTTCATTAATAACATTCAATATTGCGTTTGCAAACTGTTGCCAAGTTTGGACTTCTTTATTTTCTACAATTTCCAAGACTTTGGTTTTGCTTATGTATATGTTTTTTAAATTACCATATCTAAACTTCTTGTATGTTCTTTTAATTGACTGCGATCTTGTTTTTTGAGGATCGGATAATACAAGTTCTTCACCTGTCAATACAACTTCTTTGTCATAAATAAACGGAAATGATATATTGTCACTTGGACTATTTTCACTTATACCACCAATATCATAGTACAATCTATTGATAACAGTATCTAAATTATCTCTATAAGCACCCGCTGTTTTAAATACAGTTTCGACTTTTTTAGCAGCTCTATAAAGTTCGTCGTTTACATTAGTTACCTCGACATCATATTTTGATTTTAAAAACGCATTTTGATTTGGATCACCATTTTTCAAATATCCACCAGACTTGATTTCATTTTCAACTCGACTTTGTGCAGTTGGATCCAATTTATTATTTTTTATAGTATTTAAGTAACTTTCATCTGGAAGTTTTTTGCCAATATTAAATTTAGGAGCAATTCCATTTGGTATTAATACGTGTGGGTCACAACTTATTAAATTTGGATGTGCATTTATTATCTTATCTACATTAATAGTAAATGTTTTATTTGATACGACGGAACAGAATTTGTTAGCAACTTCAAAAAGAAAATCCAATTGCATCCACACTTCATCGTCGCCTTTGGTATCAAAATCACAACGATCATCTTTATATGATACAGCTTTGTAATTTACTCCACCAATATTAGTTGATTTATATGATATATTTTCTTCTCCAACTGGTACAGCTGGTTTTTTATATACATTAGGCGCATCTGTTCTTCCTATAAAAATTCTGTTTTCAATTTTTCCATCATAAAAAGTTTGTTGTTTTAAAAACTCTTGTGTTTTAGAATTGTCATAATCTTCCGAATTGGATATACCGTTTGTAGCAATATATTCCATAAAATTTTTACGATCAATAACAACTTGCTTTAACTTGGGTAAAGCGGTTTTCAAAAACGTTTTTAATCCTGTATATTCTTTTGTTTCTGTTGGTATTTTTTTGCCATTGGAATCGGTCTTTGAATTTGTTGTGGTACTTACATTGTTTTCCGCAGGCATACCAGCAAATAATGCTTGTCGAGAAGTTAGTTCCACATTGCAATCATATATAGTACCGTCTTGTGTTGAAAAATTATACTTGGTTACAATTCCAGTAATACCACCATAATTACCATACGATTGGTACCATTTATCCATTATTTTTTGTGGAGATTGTATTATTGACCAACATTCATTTTTGCTGGATAAATCAATCAGTGAATTGATATTAAACAAATTCCATCCTATTTCAACAAACACATTTATTCTGGGTGTCAAAAAGAATGGTGCTAGATATTCCAACTGAGCCAATCCATAACATTTGAATTTTATGGTAGCAAACGACAACATATCTTTGCTAGTTTTTATTTCTATGCTATCTAAATTAGGTGGTGGTAACACAGAAGACACTTCAGATTTCTGTACGCTTTCTATAATCTTGCCGTTTTTGTTAAATGTACTTGGCCACTTGTAAGAAAATTGATTTCTATATCTAGAATCTATATAATGTGGATTTCCATTAGCTTCATATCCAATAACAGACTTGTCTTGTTTTAATACATTGCCATCTTGTTTAAAACCATACATTTCATAAAATCCACTGCCAGGCATAAACAAGAATCCATCATAACTCTTTTCTTCTCCGTTTTTATTTAGTATCGTACTACGAGGTACCAATCCATTTCCAGCTATACCAGTGCCATTTGAAAAAACTCGTACCCACGGAGTCATTGGTCCTTTGTACTGACCATGTTTATTGTAGAAATCATATACAACACCACTTGGGTCACCTGGGGTTGGATAGTTAAAACCAACGTTATTTGAGTTTTTTCTGCGTCTTAATTCACGAATTAATGCAACAGGAATGTTTTGTACTTCCCACCATCTAGGTTCTTCTGCAATTTCATCCTCGTATGCCATATAACTTAACTATTAATCTGTTTGAGATTCTGTAATATATTTGGTAAATTGCCTGGAATTCTTAATTGTTTATTTGCATTAACGGACAATTTGCCATCAGATATGTTGTTAGCCAAAGCAATTATCCACCAGTACATTTCATCACCATAATACTTTTTGGCTAAAGCATCCAAATAATCTTCATTGGATGCGGTAATGTATATATCGTCCTCGGTTTCCGGTATATTGGGATAATACGTGGTCTTAAATACCAATTTCCCATCATATCTTTTTTCAGTTGGCGTAAATTGATATCTCATTTATTTCCTTGTCTGTCAACATCATATCGCATATTCATAGAGAAATCATTATTAGCTACATCATTATAATCTTTATCGCCATAAAGATCGGTTGTACCAAATGTAGATACAGTAGCAGTTTCTCCAGCATCCGCCTGAGTCATAGTTGCAACAGGAGCATTTCCCCACAAAGCTCTTCCTGTTTTTGGTCTGTCTTTTTCCATCAATGACATATTGATAGTAATTTCCGCTTCTCTTGGAAATTGCGCAACTTTACCTTTCATACTGGTTTTGTCAAATGTAAATATATTTCCTAAATTATAACTCCAGTCTTGTTGTTGTACAGTACTCTCGTTAATTAATTCCCAAGATGCATCTTCAGGTATGCTAACATTGCACGAATTTAAAACCACAAAGTGATTTTTGTAAAAATCTCCAAGTGTAAATTGCACCATCGGTGGTATCATAAATCCACCATTTACAGTGGAAGTATAATTAGAAGGTCTGGTTAAACCCACCAAATAGTTTACACGTTGCCACATAGGTAATAATTCTTTAACAGAATGTGCAACCACTTTAAAATTGAAACTAACGTCTCTGGTAAATCCTTTGTAATAGTATAACTTGTCAGGTCTACCCAAGTATTCAATTGGTTCCCAAGTAGATGTATTGTTTTCTTGTAACCCTTTTACAGTAGCATTAAACGGTATAAATCTGTTGTTAACTATATCATAGAAGTAAAACTTAACCAAGTCAGGACCCAATCCGTTAAATTGATCATTATATTTTTCAGCAAATTCATCAGCATTTAATACACCCAAGCTGTTAACATAGTCAACATTGTTGGTGGGTCTTATAAATCTGTCTCTACCTTCTTTTTTACCCAATAGAGTTGGAAACTTTTCTTTTCTTTCATATCTGATTCGACCAGTATAGGTGTATTGATTTGCACTATCAGATCCGTCAGTATTGGTTCTGTCTGATTTTACTTTCGCTAAATAATTAAAACCAACATCATCTGTGGCATACTGTTGTGTTTTTCCAAATATAGGATCTACACCATACTTTAAATTGTCGTTTCCAGCAATTTTGGTTTTTAAAATTCTGCTTAAATCTTGAATATATTCTACAGTTTTATCTGTTTTATCTGAAAGTGTACGTTGATAGTTTACAGATAATTTAGGATCGGTATATTGTTTATAATTTAACAATTGATCACTATATTCTACATCACCATCTATTTTAACTAAATCACCGTATCTATTTGTATTAGCGCCGTCTACAGAACTAATTTCAACATTACTAATTGTATACGAATCTGTTAATTTACCAACGCCAGGTGTAGTTGAATATGTAACAGATAAAAAGCTGTTGTTTCTTAAATTTTTATTGCTTTGAACATATAGTCTCAATCGTTTAGAAACTATGTTTGTCAGAGGAGTGGCAAAAAATCTCATTCCACTTGTACCACTGCTGTTGCCTCCTGTTATTTGTTGTAATCCAACTGCTTTTAACAACCCACCAATAAAACCACCTTTTGATTTTGGTTGTGTGCCTGTATATAACAAATTGTTACCCTGATTTAAATTAACATTTAGATTAGCACTCTTCTTACCACTTGTTCTGTCGTGTGTAATAGAATTACTCCATCTATTGGTATTCAACATCAGATCATATGTATCTTCGTCAGCTCTGTAATTTAATCCTGCTATTGGTTGAGTAGGTGGCAACAATCCACCTAGAATCGTATTATTCTTTAAAAATGACCCAGCTGATTTTAGTAGATTACTAAAGAATCCGCCTTTGCCTGTAGAATTACTCATCAAACTCTTATATCGTTTGTTGTTGTAACCAGCAGTAGCTGTATTACCTCTTAGTAATCCTTTAACACCATCTCGACCTGTAATAGGCATTACTTGATCTGCTTTATCGCCACCACCAAGTAATCCTGTAAAATTGAAAAATCCACCCAATCCACTCTTTGGCTCACTAGCTGCACTAGCCACACTACTACGTGGCGGAGATGGATTGCCTTCAGTTGCACCAAACAATCCACCAATAGCTTTTGTAATACCACCTATACCGGCAGCACCCATTAAACCACCGACGATATTGCTACTATCTATAAATCTGGTGGGTCTTTCTATAGCACCAAATGTTGATAATCTAACCGCAGCCAAAAGAGGGCTTGCTGGATTATAAATCTTGGTTTCGTCAAATGGAGCAAATCCTTGTAATAGTATTTGTTTTGTTAAAAAAGTACCACCTTTACCAGATCCTAGAAATCTTCTGATTCTGGTACCGTCTCTCAATGCGGATTGTATAGGAAACGATCTGCTAACATTTATCTTCTGACGTTGACCTTGATTTGGATTTGCGTAAAATGGAGGTGCTAATTCGCTGCTAATTAATCCTCTTGCGTATAAATCAGTTGGTTTATTCTTGCTATATAATACTTCGTTGTTATTATTAGTATTGAATAATGTTTCTAATTTACCAGGCGCTCTTAGATTTATATATTGTTCGGCATTTGGCGGCAAAGATAAACCCGCACCTTGTATATTAGAAAGTGTGGTAACTTGCGCACCATCATTACCTATTGCGCTAGAATATGTATTACTATTTGCCATTAATTATAAATATCAGATTAATTGGTTGTTGCTTGACCAAATGAACCAAATTTTGAGTTACTTGTTGCTAATAATTGATTTGCACGTTGACCATCAATATACACAGCAATTTGACCAGATGCCATCATAGAAGTCAATTTATCAAGTTTTTCTGCTAAAACTCTATTGGAATTTACAATTGTATTGATCAATAAATCATCAGTTTTTACACTTGTTTTTGATTCAGTCGCAGTTTTTGATGGAGTTTCTTCTGATGTTCCGACTATTCTACCAACAAAACTAAAAGTTTTTCCTATTGTATCAGATATAAATGAACCAATACCTTTCATTTTTTCCCATACTTTTTCAAGAGCACCAATAATAAAAGTAAAAGCTCCACTGAATGTGTCTTTGAGAAAAGTACCAACTTCAGATACAGCAGACTTTATTAGTTCAAATCCTTTTTTAAATGGATATGTAATCAAATCAAACATCACATCCATTACGGATTTGAAAGCATCAACAAATGTTGTTTTTAAAATATTTATAATCTCTGGTATAATTTGAGCGGCTTTTTTAAATGGATATGTAAGTACATCAAATAACATATCTACTACAGATTTAATACCATCAACAATCGCTAAACCGATTTCGGATGGAGATTTACCACCCAATTTATCCATTACCCAATTATATACCAATTCAAATGGCCATTTAAGTATAGTATATAAAGTGTCTGCTACAGATGCAATACCGTCAGCGATTGCGTTCAGTCCAAAAGCTTTCAAAATTAACAATCCTAATTTTCCCACTGTTTTAGCTATAGCTATAGGCAATTTAACAAAGTGAAATACAATAATTTCAATTGCTAATCTTCCAATATTTGCAAAAATTTTACCCCATTCAATTCCCCCACCGCCACCACTAAATAACTCTTCTATTTTATCAGGCAAACTCGTTAGTGCGTCTAATAAAAAGTTGGTTACGTCTTTAAATATTCCCGCAAAATCTATATCGGCTAAAAACGACGGTATCTTTTTAAGAAAATCCCAAACCATTTTTAATGGTTCTACAACCAAAGCATTAACTACAGCTTTTAATCCAGCTACTGCTTTTTGACTCACGGTACCTGTCGTTTCATTAAATGCTTTAAAAAACGCTATGCCACCTTGAATCACAGATACAACTAGTCCTATTGGTCCTAAAAATTTAGCTACTGCTCCAAAAATCGGAGCGAGTTTTGAAAAAAACCCAATGCCAGTACCAAGTTTGCCAAATATTCCACCCACAAAACTTCCAATTCCTTTTACCGAACTACCTAGTCCACTAAATACGTTTGAGATAATATTTCCAATTTTTGAAATTGCTGGAAATTTTGTAAATACTTTTTCAATATTCATTCCGATATTAAAAACGCTATTTGAAAGTTTTGTTAATTGTGTAGATCCTTTTCCGATAAAATTAGATATGGATTGAAATCCCGTACCAAATCCTTTTAATGTATCTGATGCTGATTTTAGTCCACTTGCGATCTTTTCTATTTTTAACGAAATATTTACTATCGTGTTTATGATACCCGATGTACTCGTTGACCACCCAATAAAAATACTTGATATTTTTAGCGCCGATGATAAAAATTGTGAAGAATAAGTAATTAATTTTCCAAATCCACTTGTCATTTTTCCTATCCCACCCAATATATTTGATACTATAGATAAACTTTTAAACATCATATATAGTTTACCCACTTCTTGTGCAAATTTTTTGATTTCTTCTCGGTTATCTTTTATATATTTTAATAACTGTGTAAATATTGGTCCAATTTCTTCCAATATAGGCCCAATAAATTCCATAAAAATTGCATTAATTTCATTTTGCAACTGTTTCATTCTGGTTTGATTTTTTTCTTGAATCAACCCTTTTTCATATTCGGCTTGAGCAGCTTTTTTAGCAGCAATAGGATCGTTCTTCATCATTTCCGCCATTTGCTTTTTCTTCTCTGCTTCGGCTCTTACCAATGGATCTTTTGATTTTAATGCTTCTTTCAGATTTTCTTCAGCATTTAACATTTCTTGCAATTCTTTTACAGTCTTACCAGCAGCTTTTGCAAACGCGTCTTGTGCAATTGGATTTAACTGATTGAACTTAATTTTCTTAGCTTGATCCAATATTAATTTATTTGCCCCAATAATATCGCCTTGAAATGCCAATCTGCGAGCTTCATTAAAATTAATATTTTTACCAATCAATGCACTAGCTTTTAATTCTGATTGAATACTACTTTCAAAGTCAAGCAAACCCTTTGCAGTTTTTGCCATATTGTCAAGAGTAGTACCCATTTGTCTAGCTTGAGCTGCAGCTCTAACCATTTCATCTGCATTTTTACCAGCAAACATTCTAGCTTCTTCAGATGCATTTGCGACATCGTTCATTACATCGTCCAACCCAACTCCATAAGCATTTGCAGCAAATTTTGCCAATCCCAACATATTTTGTTTGGCTATTGCACTTTTTCCAGATACGCCACCTAACGTTTGTAGAAACTTAACACTTGTTTCAGAAGCTACTCCAAATTGAGCAGACATTATTGAAACATCTTTAACCAATCCTTTTTCCATAGATTGCAAACTTGTAAAAGTTGAACCTATTTGTTTCATTGTTCCGCCAAGTTGTTCAGCGTTTATACCAAACTCAGCTAACTCAATAGAAGCTTCTCGTATGTTTTTTTCAAAAATTGCACCCTGACTTGGTAATAGTCCAAATTTTTGTCTAACATTTGTAGCAGCGGTGTCAATTTGATTAAAAACGTCTAATATTCTTTCAAAAGTACCAGCTAATGTGGTGGGTATATTTAGTTTAGTTGCTAAACCCGAAGCCAAATCACCCATCTTGTTTAACAACTTTACACCCATCTCCAATGCTTTGTTATATAAATCTATTAACTCGTTTGCTGCTTTTAGTAAAAAATTATGTAGTTTTAACGATTCTAACTTGGAAGCACTGTTTTTCAATAAATGTTCTTCCAAATTCAACTCGGTTGATTTTTTATTAATTAAATCTTGTAAAGCTATAACAGTATCGCTGGTAGGATCTTTACTTTGCTCTACTAGAAGTTCAGCTGCGTTTGTCAATAATTCATTTTGTAAACTCTCTATTTTTATGTAACTGTTGATACGTGCCTGTGCAAATTCATTTAACTTTTTTTCAGAATTTACAAATTTTGATGATAATTTTTCTTGTAAACTTTTTCCTTTTAACTGTTCATCAAGCTTATCTTTTTGTGTTTTATATGCCTGTCCTAACTGTTTGGCTATATCAACCATTCTTTTCTCGGTATCAACTATCTTGTCTAGATTAGACAGAGTATCTTTGATTTCAGCGTTTAAATTATTAAACGCCTCTACTAGTTTATCCGCTGTTGCTTTATCAAATGGTTGTGCTGCCATATAATATATAAATATGACAACTATATTATTTTACACTAAAAAGGCTTATCTACTTTACCTGACTTTTTAGCAGGTTCTTTGTAACTATCACTTTCTTTATTCTTTATATTTGCTAATTGAGCATAGTAAAAATTACGTAAAAATACAGGTAAATTATACGCAATTTGTACATTTACCGCTCCTTGCGAGAAATAACTCAATTCAAATATTTGACCGTGAACTTGTAACTTATATTCAGGACTCAGGCCAAAAAAACTGTACCGTCATCGGTACATCCATCCTTTCCACCTCACCACAGTGTTCACATACAAAGTCAAAACCCATATCCAATTCAGGCGCAATTGTTTTAATATAAGCTCTTAGTGCCATACTGTCTTTTGACAACAACTCATTGTCAACAAATTTATTGATAGATGCAATATCTGGTTTTCCATCTATACTTACAATCAGCTTTTTAAGTCTGGTAGTTACTTCTGTACTGGCTTGTTTTTTGATCTTGGTCATCGCTTTAATATCACGATCAATGCTTTCTTGATCACCAGATGTAACAAGTTTAAATGTTATTCTACGTTTACAATATGGAAACTCAAATTCAAATTCATTACTACCCTTCTGAAACTTATTGAAGTCCACTTCTTTTTCATTTAATGTACTTAAATCAATATATGTTTTGTTTTCGGTATTACATTTTTTGCACTCAATTTTTACAGGCCCGTATTTGTCACCATATGCCAAACGTCTAGCAGCAACAAACAGTGCATTTTTGTCTACCATCAACAAATCTTGTGTTCTTACGCCGGGCGTAACAATTAAAGATTCAAGCAATTTATCCAATACAGTACCGTTTTTGATGAAGTTTTCATTGGTTAAAATGTCTTCTTCTCTAGCAGTCATCATCTTTAATTCCACACTACCTTTGCTTAGTGGACTAGACTCATCATAGAAATATCCTTTAGATGGCAATTCTATTGTTTCCGCAGGATAACTTGTAGGTGCAGCTGTTGTTGATGCAGTTGAATGTTGTTGCTTTAATTTTTGAATTATAATTTCGTCACTCATAACTTTATAACAATATATAGAACTTTATATAACTTTTATGTTATTATATTTAGGTATTTAATTGATGTTGAGCAGCATCACGAGCGGCTGTTTTACTGTCTACTGCATCTTTTTTGTTTTTTACACGTAGTTCAGCCGCAGCTTTTTCTTCGGGGGTAGTTGCAGCTTTTAAATCGTCATTTGCTTTTGTAAGTTCTTGTTGTGCCGCATCAAGTTCAACGGTACGAAGAACCAATCCAGCTTGATTATACTTTTTTCTTGCAGAATTTATTTTAGCTTCGTCTTCTTTCATTATACCCACAATCAATTTCTTTAATAACTTCTTTTGTTTTTCGGTTAATTTACCAGTAATTTTACCCAATTTATTGTTTAATATATTATGAACATTTGTATTGTAATTACCAAACAAATCGATAATAAAAGCCTTTTGTTGTTCTGGGGTTAATGTAGCATATTGAGATCTTAATTGACTTGCACTTCTAGCCGGTAACCCTAGTACTGTAAAATCTACAGTTGGTACTGTTATCAAGTATCCGTGTTTTATGGCTGGGTCTAATTTGGATTGATTTTTTGGCAATGGCTGTAAATAAGAAGGAGATCCATCTTTTTTTACAAAGTTTTTGAATCTTGGATCTTCAATCATATCCTTTTCACTAACTGCAAAAATAATAATATCACGTTCTATATTGATTGGTATTTGATTAGCTACACTTTTCAAGTTGTAGTTGTTTTTGACGTTTAGTATTTTGTTTGCCGGTATACCTGTGGTAATCATCATTTGCATTTTTTCATTGAAAGTAAATGGTGATTTTGGCAATTTTGTAACACCTGTGGTTGTTATGTATACATCATTACCACCAAATTTAGTGGTTAGGTAGTTGTATACACTTTTGTGACCTTTGTGAAAGGGATGAAATCTACCAGGATAAATTACGAATATTTTCTTGCCCATTTGCATATAGTAATAAATAGAAAACCCCACAAATAAATGTGGGGTTCTTTTTGATACAATAAATATTAATATTGGAGAATTGCGTAATCGTATGCTACAGATAAACTGATCATCTGAGCAGCACCGTCATCGCTCCAATCCATTTCTTGGAAATCAGCGCTTACGATAAATGAACCTACCAACTTCCATTCTTCTACTTTGTCACCTACTGGACCCAAGACGTTAATTGTTAGATCCTTCTTATAGAAGTCTTGGTAACCATCACGACCAGTAACTGATTCGTGGTGCAAACGTACCCATTCCATTACTGCTTGAGCACCGGATGGTACAATTGGATCATAAAGTTCCATACTGATTTCATCCCATACACTTTTACCCTTGTAGTAGGTTTTTACGTTAATATGGTCAAGTTCCTTCTTGGCTTGTGTTAGTTTAGGACGATTGACCTTTTTGATGATGAATGATGGAATACCATCAACATAAAGAATAAAACGATTCTTTACTTTTGGTTCGAATGCCGTAGCGAATATTTCACTTGGATTTAGTAGTTCTGCCATATTTTTACCTTATTGTTCTTGAATATAAATATTAAACGATTTAGTTTTATATAAAGTTTTTTATCATTTACTCAAATTTTTATCTGTAATATTTGTGATAGCATTTTTTAGTTGATTGACGTAACCTGTGGATCTTAAAAGTTTAAACACCAAATTTTCTGTACTATACTCGCCGCTCTTACTTAATCCAGCTTCTCTCATTTCATACAAACGTTTAACTAAACGCTTTAATTTATCTAAATTTTGTTCTTTTATAGCTGTGGAAATAAACGAAACATATTGTTTGTATTTCTTTGTAATAGCATCTTTATCAATCTGAATGTCTTCTATTTTTGGCTTTTTTACCCATTCATTTTTCATCAAACTATATACAGCTTGACTTCTATTGACCTCTTTAATATCTTGAATGTAAACTTCCACTGGATGATTGCCAATTCTAATGTTGTGGTTTTCATTCCATTTGCTTTTTAAGCCATCCACATAATTCTTAACCAGTTCTTCATTTGGATCAATTTTGGAAAAATCTACAACCAAATGTAAGTCAATATCACTTGTTGGTGTCCAATTATATCCGGCAGTACTACCAAGAAAGTATATATTTTCAAGAGGTACATTCAAATCAGTATCTTTGTAAAAAGTATTTGCAATAGTTAATAACTTGTTTAATACATCAGGTTTAATAGCATTTTCAGTAGCCCATATCTCAGGATTTAAAATGCTATTATAAATTCTATGAGATTCTTTGATACCCAACATTTCTTTTAGTTTATTAATTGTATCTATTGCGCTTTTATGCAATATTGCTTTACCACCAGCTTTGATAAAATCATTTACATTATCTTCACGGTCATCTATCAAAATACTATCAGGAGTTGCAAACTTTGCTTTTAAATTTCTATGCGGTACCAAATTAGCTTTAATATCAATATTGTTATTGGCTAACCACTGCTTTTTACCAACATATGCCAAATTGGTAGGCGCATGACTCAATATCTCTACAGGCAAATTTGATACAAAATTATAAAGCAATCTGCCATCTTTCATCCAAGGCATACTAGAATAGTATTCAGGACAATTCTTATCTACAAACTTAAATCTATTCTTTTTACCGTGTTCAGCATCATAAGTTTCAACAGGTACACCACCACTATATCGCTTGAATTGCAATTCCCAATCACTTATCACACCATCCATATCCAAATATATTTTATGTTTATTAGTAATCATTTATAATAAATAGTAGCATATTATGCGCTTACAGTTAATTTAACTATCAATATTTTAGTATTATTATTTAATAATTAACTTAACCATTTAGTTAACTAAGCGCTAGCTTTAGCTTATACTTTATATAAAAGCAAAAGTCAAGTGTTATATTAAATTTAATTTGAAAATAATACTCTAACATAATCGCAATCGTATAATACGTTATCAGAACCAGGCGTAGAAATTCTACAACTACCAGCTAATTGTGCTGTAGGTCTTCTTGGTACTGCAATAAACATATTATTTATAGATTGACCGGGATTTTCATATTGATAAGTTGCTGTACCAGCTACCACATAATTTGCATTAGAAAATGCAGTGGTAAAGTTAATTGTATAATCGCCGGTACCATTATCAGTTATGGATGATACGTTATTAGACGCGTTAGATGATGGTGTGCCTGTTCCATTAAAGTGAATCCATGCTTTTATATTTGTGACACCGCTAGTACCACTGGTACCAGTAATACCACTAGACCCAGCATTACCATTTGCGCCACTAGTGCCACTGGTACCTGGATTACCATTTGCGCCACTGGTGCCACTCGTTCCATTGGTACCACTGCTACCCGCACCACCTGGACTGCCATTTGCGCCACTGGTGCCACTTGTTCCATTAGCACCACCGGTAGATTTGTATACAACGCCGGTTGTATTATCAACTGTTAGAAAATATCCAGTTGCGTTACTTGTCAATCCTTCCAATTTAAGTGGTAAATTTGTAGAAGATCCACTTATATGCAATTTATTAACAGGACTCGTTGTGCCTATACCAACATTACCACCATTTTTTAGAGTTAATATTTCTACAGAACCACCATCAACAAAACCGAGTCTATCGATACTTGAGTTTTTATAGTAAAATATATTAAATTGATTCCAAGTACCAGAAGAATTTCCACTCTTCATTAGTATAGAACCCGTACCAAAACTACCTGCCAACCTACCATCTATTATGAATGAATCTTCAACTGTCAAAGATCCATTCATATATGTTGTGCTGTTTACGTAAAAAGTTCCGTTAACTTGAAGTGTATAATTAGGACTTGTTGTACCTATGCCAACACTGCCATTAGAAGCAATACGCATTCTTTCACTACCACCTGTTTTAAATGTTAGTGTATCAGCGGCTGCCCAATCCATACCAGTATTGGTATCTTGATTAAAAGCATAATATGGGTCATGATTACCATAAGCAACTGCTCCTGTAGTATCACCCGCATAAACTACACCCGCACTATTTATCAATAATATAGTGTTGGTACTACCAGCTCTAATTCTAAATGGATAGAAATTAGCTCCAACTGCAGCTGCATAATCATATCCAACACCAATTGCCCCACCACCAAAACTTGAATTTGTAGATCTTACAAACAAGAATGAACCAGACGTAGTATTTGTTCCTTCTGTTTGTATTTGTAAACCTGAATTTGTAATTATCGTACCAATACCAACACATCCACCTGGAATTATGGTTGGTATATATCCAACACTATTTTCGTATCCATATAGTTCTACTCTCTTATATGTACCACCATTAATTAGGAACTTACCAGAAATATAATTTACATCTCCTGTATTAATTGACATTCCATAATAATAGTTATCAGCTTTTAGAAAGTTATTGGCGGTTAATTGTAATGGAAATGCGTTGCCATATGGATATGAAACAAACATGAAGTTGCTTGTATTTATAGAACCAACCACATCCAATTTATAAGCAGGAGTACTTGTGCCTATACCCACATTACCATCTGTAGCTATACGCATTTTTTCATCAACTGCCGTTCTGAATACAACAGGATAACTACCAATTGAACCTACATACAAAGCTGATGCACTTGAATCAAATCCACCAATTCTTGAACCACCAACCATCGTTTCAATAACCGCCGAATTGGTGCCGTTAACTTGTAAAAATCTATAGTTTGATTGTGCAGTTGGTGATGTTGTACCAATACCCACATCGCCATCTCCTGTTATTACCATTCTAGTAACAACACTACCAAGTACATTTGTATCTGTAGTTTGTACACCAAATTCAAGTCTTGGATTTAAATATTGAGGATTGGCTTGAGTAGTATATAGTCTTATATAAGCACCGTAATCATCATTTGCATCTCTTTGTATAAACAATAAACCAGTAGAGTCACCAACACTAGTCATTGTTCCTCCAGATAATCTAATTGGATATACTGCACCGGCTCCTGTTGAAGAACCATTATTTATAGTTAATTTTTGTGATGGACTTGTTGTACCTATACCAACATTACCATCGGCTGCAATTCTGAATCGTTCGGATGAATTTGTGTAGATAGTAAAGAAATTACTAGCACCAACACCATATAAATAATGTTGATTTCCAGCACTTCCAATTTCAAAATTACCATTTGAATTTCTAATGCGTAAATATCTATCAGATGTATTATTTGCACCAATTGTTACGGATACTCCAGTTCCAGATGTATTTAATCCAACACCACCTGTCACATCCAATGAAAATACAGGACTTGTTGTACCTATACCAACATTACCTGCTCCTGTTACAACCAATGAAGTTGCGGATGTACCACCTACTTCAAAATAATCTGAAGTATCTACAACTTTTAGATCCCAATTTCTTACACCATTATCAGTTAATCTTAATGTAGAATTACCTGATGTGGCCAATACTCTAATTATTGGGCTAGACCCAGCTACTTCTAATAATTGACTTGGACTTGTTGTACCTATACCTACGTTACCGACTGATGTAATTCTAAATTTTTCTGTCAGTGTTGAATTATCTGATCCGCCTGTAAATGTTCCCACTATAAAAGCACCTGCAGCGGTACCTCCATTTTCATTTAATGCTCTTAAAACCACGCTTGGTCTAGAAGTTCCTGATCCGCCAAATGTATTTGCTCCTGAACCGGCGCCACTCCATAATTGAAATGCAATTTCTGCGTAGTCATTTGTTGTAGATGTTTTATTTAATTTTAAATTTAAAGTTTGTGGACTTGTTGTTGATTGTATATCCGTTAAATAATTAGGACTTGTTGTACCTATACCAACATTACCACCATTTTCTATAGTAAAGATATCAGCCGCATCAGTATTATTAGTAATTCTTAAACTATTAGAATTTGAACCCAGTTTAATATAAGAATTGGATGCACCACTTGAATATCTACCAATTTCTAATTTTGCATTATTATCATCTAATATACGAATACCGCCTGCTACACTTAACTTTCCATAAGTTCCCGTAGGACTTGTTGTACCTATACCAACATTACCATTGTTGTCAATACGAACTCTTTCACTACCAACTGTAACAAACTTTATAGTATTTGTTAATCCACCTGAACCAGTTGATCCAAACACTTGCATTGCCGCACTATTATCACTTGGACCATATGTTGCTGCGGTTAATACTGAAAAATAATTAGAACTATACACAGAACCAACTACATCCAATTTATAAACAGGACTTGTTGTGCCTATACCAACCGATCCTTGTACATACAATCTAGAAGCAGTTAAACTGCCACTGAAACCACTAGCTTTAATAAAAGTTGTAGCTATAATTGATCCTGTAATTCGAGCACCTTGTAATATTGCCATATAATATAATTATTTATTTATCAATCGATTTATTGTTATTTGTTGTTCATCAACTATCTGCTTCAATTCTTTAACACCCTGTATCAATACAGCTGTCAATTTACTATAATTTATACCAGATATATTACCCAACTCATCATAACTAACAAATTCAGGATATATCTTCACAACCTCTTCAGCTATCAAACCAATACTAAATTCATTGTTGTTCTTATACCTAAATGTCACCGGATTCAATAACACAATCTTGTCCAATTGCGGCGGCAATAAAGGCATAATATCCGTTTTAGTATTTTCACTAGACGTTTCTATCAATGTAGTAGCACTAACAGTTCCAACAACTGTTAATGTAGTACCATCCACACTTAAAAAATTAACACTCTGTAACGTAGTAAGACCAGTAGTTTTTACCAAATAATTAGGCTGATCAGTAAAACTACCACCACTAATTCCACTGGTACCACTAGGAGCACTAATACCACTAGTGCCACTCGTACCACTGCTACCACTAGTTCCACTTATACCACTACTTCCACTACTAGCACTAGCACCTCCACCAGCACTTACACCACTTGTTCCACTTGTACCAACAGTACCACTACTACCACTCGTTCCGCTTGTGCCACTCGTACCACTGCTACCACTTGTTCCACTGGTTCCATTTCGACCACTTGTGCCACTGCTACCACTTGTTCCGCTCGTTCCACTTGTGCCACTTGTTCCGTTTGTTCCACTTGTTCCGTTTTGACCGCTACTACCACTTGTGCCGCTCGTTCCACTACTACCACTTGTACCACTACTACCACTTGTGGCACTATTACCGCTGCTACCACTATCACGACTAAATCCGCTTGTACCACTACTTCCACTTGTACCACTGGTTCCGCTTGTACCACTTGTACCACTGGTTCCATTTCGACCACTCGTACCACTTGTACCACTTGTACCACTGCTACCACTACTACCACTACTACCACTGGTTCCGCTTGTGCCACTAGTACCGCTTGTTCCGTTTTGACCGCTGCTACCACTTGTTCCACTTGTACCGCTACTACCACTTGTACCACTACTACCACTTGTGGCACTATTACCGCTGCTACCACTATCACGACTAAATCCGCTTGTACCACTGCTACCACTAGTACCACTTGTTCCGCTTGTTCCGCTTGTGCCACTTGTACCACTGGTTCCATTTCTACCACTGCTACCACTAATACCACTGCTACCACTGCTACCACTAGTTCCACTTGTTCCGCTAGTGCCACTCGTTCCATTTGTTCCGCTTGTTCCGTTTTGACCACTGCTACCACTTGTTCCACTTGTACCGCTACTACCACTTGTACCACTACTACCACTTGTGGCACTATTACCACTGCTACCACTATCACGACTAAATCCGCTTGTACCACTGCTACCACTAGTACCACTGGTACCACTTGTTCCGCTTGTTCCACTGGTGCCATTTGATCCGCTTATACCACTTGTACCACTAGTACCATTAGTACCACTGCTACCACTTGATCCACTTGTTCCACTTGTGCCACTAGTACCATTTGTACCATTTGACCCACTTATACCACTTGTTCCACTCGTTCCACTGGTACCATTTGATCCACTCGTACCACTAGTGCCACTGGTACCACTGCTCCCACTTGATCCACTTGTTCCGCTTGTGCCACTAGTACCATTTGACCCACTTGATCCACTTGTACCACTTGATCCACTTGACCCACTTGATCCACTTGACCCACTTGACCCACTTGATCCACTTGATCCACTTACACCAGACGATCCGCTACTACCACTAGTACCGCTTGTGCCACTAGTACCATTTGACCCACTTATACCACTTGTGCCACTTGATCCATTACTGCCGCTTGTTCCACTTGTTCCGCTTGTGCCACTAGTACCACTTGATCCGCTTGTACCACTTGTGCCACTGCTACCACTGGTACCATTAGATCCACTTGTACCGCTTGTGCCACTAGTACCATTTGTACCACTTGTACCGTTAGATCCACTTGATCCGCTAGTACCAGACGATCCGCTACTACCACTTGTACCGTTTGATCCGCTTATACCACTTGTGCCACTTGTACCACTGGTGCCGTTTGTTCCACTGCTACCACTTATACCAGACGATCCGCTACTACCACTTGTACCGTTGGATCCACTTGTGCCACTTGTACCGTTAGATCCGCTTGTACCGTTAGATCCGCTTGTACCACTTGATCCACTTGATCCGCTTGTGCCACTTGATCCACTTGATCCACTTGACCCACTGGTGCCGTTCGATCCGCTTGTACCACTTGTGCCACTTGATCCACTTGACCCACTTATACCAGACGATCCGCTACTACCACTAGTACCGCTTGTACCACTAGTACCACTAGTACCACTAGTACCACTTGTACCGTTAGATCCACTTGTGCCACTAGTACCACTGCTTCCACTTGTGCCACTGCTTCCATTTGATCCACTTGTACCACTACTACCACTTGTACCACTTGTACCACTACTGCCACTTGTACCGTTGGATCCACTTGTGCCACTAGTACCACTGCTTCCACTTGATCCACTTGATTCACTTACGCCACTGGTGCCGCTTGTTCCATTTGTACCACTGCTGCCACTTATACCAGAAGATCCACTACTACCACTTGTGCCACTTGTGCCATTAGATCCACTTGTACCGCTTGATCCATTTGACCCACTTGTACCGCTTGATCCACTTGACCCACTTGTACCATTTGATCCACTTGACCCACTTGTACCACTTGTGCCGCTTGTACCACTTGTGCCATTAGATCCACTTGTTCCACTAGTACCGCTTGTGCCATTAGATCCGCTCGTACCACTAGTACCACTAGTGCCGCTTGTGCCGCTTGTGCCATTTGATCCACTAGTACCACTTGATCCACTACTACC